TGTAAATGCCCTGTGGTCATACCAAGGCGCATACAACCCTGCTGCTGCTTATGCAGTTGGAGATGTCGTAGTTTATCAAGGACAACTTTATTATACAAAATCAGTTACAACTGCTGGAACACTTCCAACCAATACTACTAAGTTTGATTTAATTGCATCTAAGGGTGCAGATGGACAGGCAGGTACAAATGGTACAAACGGAACAAATGGTACAAATGGCGAAACCCCATTTACTATTGTTGGAGAATACAACAATGGAACATCTTATGGATTAAAAGAAGCAGTTTATTATAACGGTGGTACATATGTAAGAACTGGTAATCCACTTAATCCTGGATACCCCCCAACAGTAGGTGCTGTAAATGCCTCATGGACACCTCTTGCAGAAAAAGGTGAACAGGGTGAGCCAGGAGAAGTTGGAATTACTTCAACTTCAGGTACATGGGATGCAGGATTTACACGTAGCATGTCAGCATTACAAGAGAGTTCTCCATCAAACAAATCCTTTGCAAATTATTATGTTCTTGGAGATTTAGTACATTTTGATATGAACCATTGTTTTGAAAATACAACAAGTCAGGGCCAAGGAACTTTTGTTTTTAGGCTTCCAGTTCCAGCAAAAAATCATGGTAGCAACTTAATGTTTAACGGAGTTGTATATAATACTACAAATCCATCATATGCCAATTCCACCCTGCTGCAATTTCCAGAAAATGCACAGTTACCGATGGTAGCAATAACAACTTCTGATTCTTTTGGCCCAGGAAATAGTTGGGTAATCACTACCTATCAAAATCCAATGGATTATGCAGTAGATAACTCAAGCCAAATGTCATTGGACCATGGATTTCCTGGTCAAGTAACTGGCAAAAGTATAAGATTTTCTGGCGTATATAGAAAAGAATAATATAGTGAGATAATAGCACTATGGCTGTTTCTAAATCTATGGATTTCCCAGGTGCAAAAAAATCTTCTTATGCTGCACAAGTAGAACAAAGTCAAGCATCTCCGACTGTAGATAATTCACTTTCATTTCTTCCAGTTCCTGGCCCAGTAGGACCACAAGGACCTGCAGGTAGAGATGGTAAAGATGGAAAGCCAGGACCTGAAGGACCAGAAGGAAAGCCAGGACAAAAAGGTGATAGAGGTGTTCCAGGAAAAGATGGACTAAGTTCATTATCATCTTCAGGGCAGCAGGCAGGATGGGCTTCATATAAAAATACTATTGACAAACCAACAAAACTTGGAGTATCTCAAGGAAACGATGGCTGGGTAACTCTTTTATTAGATACAAAAGACAAGTCCCAAAATGAAAAATACCTTCCTAAAGGATGTACTAGCCTTTGGAACAGCCACCAAAGAGCCCTAAACTTTCACGGTATAAACGAAGGATCCCAAGTATTCATAACATACAACTTTGAACTAACTACCTATACTGCCAATACTGAGGTTTGGCTAAGGACATACTTTGCAAGCAAGGATCAAGAGTTTGTCCAGTTTGTTGGGTCACTAAAGTATCAAAATGTCTACAACCTTTCAGTTACCCAGAACATCTTTATTGAAGATCAGTCTATGTGGATGAATGGTGCTGTTCCACAACTTAGAACAGACTTTGATGCCTCCGTAATCTTCAATTCTGTCTACGTCAGCGTGGTATAATAAAACCATGGCATTTCCAGCGACCTATGACTTTAACTACTATAAGGGTGATACCTTTGAATTTCGTATCTACCCGAAAAAGAACGATGGAACGGTTTTTGACTTAAGTCCTTATAGAAACCAGCCAACAGATTTTGCTAATCAACCAGACGATGTTTTAGATACAGTAGCACCATATGATGGAGCACAGTTTACCATTGCTACTGTTCGTGGTTCAGCAGGAGTTCCAATTGAATGTTTTGCTAGAGTCTCAGATGATAATACATTTGTTCAGTGTGCAATCAGACCTCCAGAAGGAGAGCAATTACTTGCTGGAACAGAATATGTTTATGACGTTGAGGTTAGAAGAGAAAAAGGTTCTTCAGGAGTTGGAGACTATGCACTAGTTCAAACACTTCTAACAGGAAAAATAACAGTAACAGATCAGGTCACAGGCGCAACTGCTGCGACTAGGCCATAGGGAGCACAATGGCAGATATTATTTTATCAAATGACGACCTAACTGTATTTGGTGGACCAGAAACAATCAGTCTTGATTTAGATATAGGACCACAGGGTGATCGTGGAAGTATTATTGTAGGATCAAATGGAGATCCTAGAGATGCAAGTGTTAATGCTGCACTAAGCCTTCAACCAAGATATCGTGAAACTCTTCCTCCTTATGCTCTCCCAGCAGGCATTAATGCATTAGATATTGCAATTGATTATAATCCAGCATCCACAACTTATAAAACAGTTTTTCAAAGAGTAGCAACTCCAACTGGAACGCAATGGACACAACTGTTCAACCTAAAGACAAACTATTATTCATCAATTAAAGATGTAACCGCTTCTAATGGAGTACTCTCAGTCCCGCCAATAAATGTTGCAGACATCTACGGTTCTTCTGGCATAACTGCAGCAACCTCAGCAGCATTCAATGTTCAGTATTCAATATCGTCTTCAGATGCTTCTGGTCCTTTAGCAACAACGCTTCTAGTAAAAGAACTTATAACCAGTCAAGGCTTTTTGGCACTACCACTTGAAATAAAGGGTGTAGAATATATTGACGATGCTTGGCAGCCTTTGGCTGGTCCAAAGCGTGTCCATTTATTTATTACAGTGGTATAATGACAAGAGGTGATTTATAGTGGCAGAAGAGAATATTGACAATACCGCCAACGGTACTGGACCCTTCAACACCAAAATCCCTGGACTTGGCGATGCAGCAGATATCCAGGCAGCCCTAAGACTTTATCACTATGGATCATACACTTATGATGCAGCAGCACCTGTTCCAGGCCCTCTTCCAATCCCATCAGTTGCAAACCACCTAAAAACCCTTGTAGATGCAGATGCCCTAGAGGTAGTAAACAGAACTGCAGCAGATGACTTAGAAATAGTAAATAGAAATGCAGCAATAGCAGCACATAATTCATCAACTGTAAATGTCCACGGAATACTAGATACATCTGATTTAGTAACAATATCAGATCTAAATGATGCAATAGACAACACAACTGGATCTTATCCTAACCTTGCTGGAAGCGGTATTGAGTGGAATTCTGTTGATGAGCAATTTGACCTTGATCAATCTTTATTAAACAATAATACTGTAGTAATTAAGACAACTGGATTTACTTTAGATGCCCTCGATGTTAATAAAACAATTTTGCTTAATGCATCATCTCCAATGAATTTAACTGTTCCGCTAAATTCTGCTGTTAATATACCAGTTGGATACAAATATAATTTAGTTGAAATCGGAACAGCAAAAACAACTTTTGTTCCAGCATCTGGTGTAACAATCGGTAGCAAGAACTCACAACTATTTTTAGATGGACAATATAGCAGAGGAACTCTTGTAAAGATTGGAACAGATTCATGGATTTTGTATGGAGATGTTTATGAAGGTGTTGCAACAACTCCTGCTCCAACACCAACACCAACACCTGCTCCAACCCCAGCACCTACACCTGCTCCAACTCCTACACCAACTTCAGGAACACCAACTCCAACACCTACCCCTACACCAACTTCAGGAACACCAACTCCAACACCTACCCCTACACCAACTTCAGGAACTCCAACTCCTACTCCAACACCAACTTCTACTATTGTTCCAACACCATCACCAACTCCGACACCAACTTCTACTATTGTTCCAACACCATCACCAACCCCAACCCCAACACCAACGCCAGCACCAACAATCTGGTACTGCACATCAAATTATACTGAAGAGGCAGGAGGACAGTTTGAATGGGATAGCAATATAACTGGATCTGTTTGTGGCGTTTCTGCTGTTGCATGTTCTACAGTTTCATACCCTGCACCACCAACTATTCCAAACTGTGGAACACCTACTCCAACACCAACACCTACTCCAACACCAACACCAACTCCGACACCTACTGATGGATGCCCACCATGCAATCCACCAGGAGGATGGAGCGCTTGGAGTGCTTGTTCTGGAGGAGTTAGAACCAGAACAAGAACCAATTATGAAAATGCAGGAGGACCACCAAATGGATGTTGCATACCTTGGATTGAACAAGAATCAGAGGCTTGTTCATCGACCCCAGCACCAACTCCAACTCCAACTCCAACGCCAACTCCAACACCTACTCCAACGCCTACTCCAACGCCAACGCCAACTCCATGTCAAACATTTTACTGTGCAGCATACGGAGTGAACCTTTGTGTAGGAGATTTCTGTCCAAGCAATACCCCAGCACCTACACCAGGACCTACACCAGGACCTACACCAGGACCTACACCAGGACCAACACCAGGACCAACACCAGGACCAACTCCTGGCCCTACGCCAGCACCTACACCTACTCCAACATCAGGATGCACTGGATGTATCAGAAACTATTGCTACGAGCCTTGCCCAGCATGTTGTAACGGCGACTGCGGATGCTAGTGTATAATAGATATTATCAAAATAATCTATAGAAAAGGGTATATATGTCAGAAGAACTAACTCCTTGGCAAAAATATAAACAAAATTTAGGAGAAACTAGGCCTTGGGATCTTGTAAATCCTGCAACTGAGTGGGCAAGTTCCGAGGTAGCAGCAGACAGGTTTTCTATATGTAAAGCATGTCCAGAATTAATTAAACTAACAACTCAGTGCAAAAAGTGTGGATGTTTTATGAAAGCAAAAACAAAATTAGAAAAAGCAGTTTGTCCGATTGGAAAATGGTAAAGTGTTAAAAGAAGAAATAGCACCTGGTATCGTAGTATACAGTAATGTAATTCCAGACAGCAAAAGTCTATATAGTGATATTGAAGAAGGTATGATTTCTGCTAAGATTGAATGGAAAGATGCATTTGTTAAAAATTCAAAAGATGTTGAACTAGACACCACTACAAGAAATACGAAAACTATAGGAGTTTCTTATTCTGGCAAGATAGATGAAACCGAAGATTCTGACATGTCGTCTTTATTTTTTATAAATTTAAACAATATATTTTTTGAGCATTTTGACCCAATTGAAAAAGACTATCTTCAATCATTCGGAATTGGAACAACTTGGCATGACTCTTATGGAATTCTAAAATATGGAGAAGGACAGTTTTTTACAAATCACATAGACGATCATCCAGATTACCATAGAAGAGTATCAACTTTGTATTATCTTAACGATAACTATTCTGGAGGAGAATTGAATTTTCCAAGATTTAATCTTTCTTTTAAGCCTAAAGCAAATCATATGATTGTGTTTCCTTCTACCTATGTTTATAATCATTCAGTATCCCCTGTCACCGAAGGAGAAAGATACGCTGTGGTTAGTTGGATGAAATGATAAAACTAGTTCAATTAGATCCCAATGGATTATGTAATCTTGGTTGCTGGTTTTGTCCAGTAGCATATGAGGAGAATCCAGTAATAGGCAGGAACACAATGTCTATTGAAACTATTAGATCTGTTATTGAGCAATTAAAAGATGGTGTTGGAGACTTTGTAGATCCATCATTTTCATTTATTTACACAGCACACTATAACGAAGTTCTGCTGTATAAGCACTTCCAAGAGATGCTTGACTTGTTTAGAGAACATGGAATCAGAACAATGGTTTTGACAAATGGGTCTCCACTAACAAAAGAGAAGATGGACATTATCAAGGAATACAGTGATGTAGTTGATCTAATTCACTTTAACACACCTTCTGCTGATGCTGTTACCTGGGCAAAAATGACGGGTAAGCCAGAAAAGATGCACCAAAAGGTAATGGACAACATAAGATACGCAATAGATAACTTTCCAAATGAAAGAGTTTCTATGCAGGTCAATGGAATCAATGAGACTTCTCTTGGCTACATGGAGTTATTAGAGAATGCTCCTGAAATAGACTTAGATGATAACACTGGAGATACGGCTACTGCTGTAAAGCAAATGAAAGAGGCCTTTCCAGAAATTAACATATCTGCAAACACTGCTTTAGTTGATAGAGCAGGATATTTAGATACTCGTAAAATCATGAAGAACCAGATAAATCGTAAGGGAAAGGTAGTTGGCTGTAGCAATATGGGCAGCAGACCTGATAACTGGATACACATAAATGCTAATGGTGCTGTATTCCTATGCTGCAATGATTATGATTTTGAAACGGTATTTGGCAATGTTAATGATACACCAATCAAGCAAATATGGGAAAGCCAAGAGCGTAAGGATATGATTGAGCATTCTTACAAGAACTTTTGCACAACCTGTATTCACGCAATTTGGCAGGAATAATGAAAAAGAGCATCTTTATTCAGATAACCTCATATCATGACTATGAACTTGAGAAGACAATTAGAGATGCTATAGAAAAGTCATCAGGAGAAACAGATTTAATCTTTGGTGTCCATTCAATATTCTATGAGGACAACACATGGATTGAGCCAGTAAGGAATATTCCTAATGTTAAGTTAGTTGAAAGCAAGGCCCCAGAAAATCTTGGAATGGGTCTTGGAAGAGCAATTGCTCATGATTTATATGGCGGAGAAGACTACTATTTTCAGATAGATGCTCACAGCAGGTTTGATCAGAACTGGGATACATTCTTAATAAACGAAATAAATACCCACAAAAATAACGGATTTAAAAAGCCTTTAATTAGCCAGTACCCAAAACCATTCTGGTACGAAGGCGAAATAGAAAAAGTAAATCAACATGAAGAGGTTGTTACTCAGTTCTATTGGAAAGACAAAGAAAGATTTAAACACAACAGAATGCCAATGCAGGGCACTGTTTTAAATCCAGAAGGGAACATATTTTCTATCTCTGTATCTGGTGGATCTATTTTTACAGAGGGAGAATTTTTAAAGCCAAACAAACTAATATTTGCTGATGGCGAAGAAATATTTATAGCAGCAAGAGCATACACTAGCGGGTACGACTTATTTGTTCCAAGCAATATGTTTATGTATCATCTTTATTACGGAACAGAAGGAAAAAATGCAAGAAGGGTTGTTTATCCAGACTGGCCAGAACAAACAGCAGAACTAAATAAAATATCTGTTGACGAAATTAGGTTTGTTTTGAGTGGCGAAGGTATAGTAGGAGAAGGAAGGCTTGGAACAGAAAGAACTCTTTCTGAGTACGGAAAGTTTTGTGGTCTTGATTTTGTTAGCGGAGAAATTTTAGATAATTATTATGAGTTCTAAAGTATTGGTAACTGGGTCTCGTGGATATGTAGGAACGGCAACAAAAGAGTTGCTAGAAGATTATGGATACGAAGTATTTGAAATAGATAAAAAAATTAATAAAGATACAAGACTAATGTTTAAGTATATAAAGCCAAAGACTTTGTCTTACATAATTCATCTATCTGCTAAAAAGTCTATTCAAGACTCTATAAAATATCCACTTTCATATTATTTAAATAATCTTTTTTCAACATTTATTGTCGGAATGACTTCTAGATTTTTTAATATCCCAGTTGTATTTGCTTCCTCAGCAGCAGTATACAACCCCTATAATCCATACGCCAAGTCAAAACTTTTAGAAGAAAAGATATTAAAGATTTTATGTAAAAAACTTGTTATCTTGAGATATTTTAACATTGTTGGAAAATCTGATAAGACAAAAGACGAGCAAGGTGGAAATATATTTTCAATAATCAACAAAGATCCAAATATAAAAATAAACAGCATTTCTTCAACAAGAGACTATGTTAATGTTTTAGATATAGCAAAAGCAAATGTTCTGTCTATTGAGTACCTTAACTATAATGACTTTTTACTTACAGACATTTTCACTGGAAACCAGTTTACGATGATTGATCTGGTAAATGAGTACAAGGCTAATGGTGTTGACATTGTTTATACTGTTTTAAATTTGCCAGACCTAACAGTTTTACCACAAATAGACAATAGAGACCTACTTGGCTGGCTTCCTTCCCATACCTTTTCAGATGGCGTTAAGTCAGAGATTACCTTTAAATAATAAAATACCCCCAAGGATTTCTCCAAGGGGGTATTCTCTTTATATACTACTTAGGAAATTTAGCCATCCAGTATTTGGTTCTTGGAGTGATGCCCTTCCATGAGGACCAATCATCTCCACCATTTGTCATATAGTATGCAATCTCTGCATTCTTGACGGGATTGAATAACTCAGCGTTTGACTCAAGATCAAACTTGGTTCTACGATCAGGACCAAGGTTGTCGATCATATTAATTTGGAACATGCCATAAGATGAGTCACCAGTCTTGTGGTTTCCGTTAAATGCTAATGGACGACCATTAGATTCCTTCTTAGCAACAGCCCAAGCCACAACAAGGTCTTTGCCCTTGAAGCCAACCAGTGATAGCAGTTCCTTAAGTTCTAAATCAGTCAGAGAAACCTTATTCTCAAAACTCTCTAGTTTTTTAGCCTTAGAAACCAAAAAAACCTCTTTCGAGGTGGTTTCCGATGTCTGAGCCTGTTCAAGGCTAAGATTGTTCTTTGTATCAAGACCTGAATCAGCATTTGCACCGTTCGACAAAACAGTTACTAATGCTACGATACTGAGTGTGCTAATGATCTCTTTGTTTCTTTCGATAAATTTAATCATAGTTTCCTCCTTAGAAAACAATAACACCCTGGTAGGTGTTACTACCA